AGCACCTCAATCCCGTCTACGGTCACCGGCTCACCCGTCGGCGTGTAAATCCCCTCGAGAGACAGCTCCACCACGCCGGGCGACGGTTGGGTCGCCGTAACTTGCTGCACATCAATCCGGGGCTCCCATGTCACCAGCGCCGAAACCGTTTCGGCATAAAGGTCGACCAACGTCTCGTCGTTCAGCGGTGCGTCGACCAGTTCAGGCAAGCGCGACCCATAGGCGCGCCGCATGACCCGCGTTCCGACACGGGTTGTCAGGATATCGCGGATGCTCTGCCGAAGGTGATCGATCCCCGACAGGGCCCGCCCGGTGGTCGCGCTGGTGCCAATCATGCGGCGAGGATGACGGTCGCGGCGGCGCCTATCCTCTGGCGGTTTTTCAACCCACCGGCTGCCCGGTGTTGCTGCCACCGGGGACAACGCCCGAATGAAGGTGGGTCTCGAGGCTGATCCCGTTGGCGATCACATCGCCGTTCACCGTGATGTTGCCCGGGGCCGAGATGTTGATCGCCCCACCTGCGACAGAAATTGACACCCCGCCGGGCAGATCGATCTGATACGTGCCGCCGTCACCGCTCGGCGGCGGGAAAGCATTGTTGGGCAGGCTGCCCATGATCACGCCCTGCGCAGTGTCGCCCATGGGCGAGAAAACCACGACCTGCTCACCGGTCACGGGCGGCGACCAGACCCGGGCGCCACCTGCCCGGCTGGTGGAGAACTGAAGCCATGCCGAGGCGGTCTCGCCCCCAAAGGTAACCTTGGCCCGGGCGTTCGCGGCATCAACTTCTGTGATCGTGCCATAGCGCACCACATTGGCGAGACGGCGTTCCAGATCTGCCAAACCGAAGTCGCTCATGGCGCGCCCCCGACGATGGCCTGATACTCGCCTTCACTTTCGTCTCCGACATCCGGGGCGAAAGACACCAGGACGTTGGATGGGAAAGTTCCATCGTCGTTCCAGACACTCTCCCCGATGTGGATGATCTGCCGCCAATCGACGCGCCAGACCTCGAAATCGTCGAGCCTCGGATCAAAGTTATCAGGTTCGATCGCCGTGACCGTCGCGGGCTCGACCGGCAAGCCCCAGCGCTTCGATCTGATGTGCAAGGCCAAGGAAGCGGCAAGCTTGGGCGCGGCGCGCTTCGCCGCGTCGGTGCGGAATCCTAAGATCACCAGCGCCTCGAAGTTCGCAATGACCGGCAACTGCTCGGTGCCGATGTCTTCAGTCGGCTCGAGGTCGACCAGCTGCACCAGGCATGCGGGCAGCGGCAGTGTCTTCCGGTCCTCTCGATAAGCCTCGACGGTGGCAAAGGTCGGGAAGGCCCCGGTGATCGACGCCGTGATCGCGTCGATCAGCTGGTCGAGATCGACCTCGGTGTCAGGTTGCGGCATCCTACTTCCCCACGCCAAAGACTGTCCGCGCCCGCAGGTCAGACATGAAGTTCTTCAGGAACACGTCGATCAGGTCGGGGAACACATCATCCTCGAGGATCGGGTCGATCTGATCCTTGATCGGCACGGTCTGCTCCGAGATCGGGAAACGGCCCTTTGCGGCACGCTTGAAGATCGACCGCCTACCCCTGACCCGGGCGATGAAAGCGCCGGGGTACTCGATCGAGCGGAAGGATGCGCCGCCGGCATACTCCCGCATCCGGCCCCTCATCTTCGAAACCGCGAAGTCGTTCAGGCCGACCCAGATCCCGACCGCGCCACCGTCCTTGTTGATGCGCTGCCGCATCTGTTTCAGCCGCCGCCGGATGTCGCCAGCCCGGCGCAGCTGCAGCTCAGGCACCACGGCCTTGCTCACCCTTACACGCATCGCGCCGGCGGTGCGGCGCAAGGCGCGGTGCGCGGCTTTCTTCACGTCGAGATCACTTGCCTGCAGCTCGGCGATCACGCGATTCACATCGCGCAAGTTGATGTCGAGCGAGACGTCTGGCCGTGAGATGCGATACGACCAACGCTCGGTCATCGAGCGCCCTGCCCGGGCCTCGGCGACAGCCGCAGCAACGCCAATCCGGTCCCGTCGACCTGCGGCGAGGCCATGACGTCGAACTCGCGGCCATCGATCACCAACAGATCGCCGCGCGCCACGCCCGCGAAATCACACTCGCGTCCCGTCACCTGTGGCGTCGTCGTATCGAAAGTATAGCCCGGCGCCCTCGACCGCCCGCCTTGGTCACGCCCACCGATCCCCGCATCCACCGACGGCTCGTCGAAGATACAGGACACGGCACGAATGACGCCGCCTGCAAGCCGAAGCTCGCAGGCGTGCGCGAAGTCATCGACCCGCAGAAACTGGCCAAGATCTTCCTTGAAGGGCACGACGTCAGCCGCCGTACTGCTTCCGCCCGATCAGGACGGCCGCGATGGTCGCGTCGGCGTTGGTCGAACAGGTAGCATAAAGGCGCACGTCTGTTTTCAGGCCGTCGGCGTCGAGCTCGATTTCCTTTGTGCCACCGCTCGCGTTGGTCAGCTGCTCGAAGGCAGCGCCAGGAACATCCTCGAAAGCATCAGACCCGTTGCGGTGCTGCACCTTGACCGTGATGGTCTCACCAGCAGCGCCGGTCGGGCCGTGCATCAGGATCAGCTTTGCCCGCCCGTGAAACTCGGACAGGGTCACCGATGCCAAACCACCGGTTGCGTTCACAAGGGCCAGTGCCGCGACTTGCTTGATCGATCCGATCATTCCGCATCATCCTTCTTTGCCTTGGCGCCAGCGCCAGTTTTCTTTGCGGCGGCGGGCGCGGGTGCGCCATCGGCGCCGGTGTTTCCCTCTGCCTCGCCTTCGGCCTCTTCCGCCTCCGGAAGCGGCCCGTCGACCAGCTCGGCCTTGCCCGCGCCCAGCAGGCGCCGTGCGAGGCGGTCATCGACATCGCGCGCGATCTTGCCCGCGCCGACCACCTGACCCGCGATGACGGTCGCTGAGGTGATCTTGAGATTATAGGTCTTCGCCATATCGGCCTCCTGAATGGTGTTGCGGGGCCAGCTTCCCGGCCCCGCTTGATCAGATCAGCCGTCAGGCGGTGACGTCGCGGCCGAGGCAGAACGACTGCACGCGGCGGGCCATCATGTCGACGTCCTGCATCATCACGATGCGGATGCGGCCCCGAGACGAGTGGGTGAACGGGTCGACGGTCACATCGAGGCCGCCCCACATGCCGATGATCAGGTCGGCAAAGTTACCGAACACCACATCGCCATTTTCGATCTGGTTGGTCACCTCGGCATTGTAGCCGTTCACGGTGCCGCCCGATTCCCAGATCACGCCCTGATCGGTGCCCGACGAGAACTTCGGCGTGGTCTTGCAGTGGCCGCGCATGCGGGCGTTGAAGACATAGGCCATGTTCTCGACATCGGCGTTGTCGGCCGCAATCTCGGTCTCCATGGCGACGAGATCAGCATAGCTCGGCATTTGGCCGGTGCCCGCGCCGCCGCCGTCAGTGCCAAAGTCCGACACGTTGATCCCGCTCACGCGGGTGATGCCGAGCGGCTGGTGGTCGGAGCCGCTGCCGTAATAGGCCGCCTTATCGATCGCCAGCGCCAGCGCCGTCGCCAAGTCGCGGCGGGCCAATGCTTCGACATCGAGGCTCGACTGCATCAGCATCCGGCGGGTGATCTCCGTCATGCCGGCCACGGTCTTGGGCCGCAGGCCGATCTGGTCGAAGTCAATGGCCGACAGGGTCGCCTCATCGTCCTCGCCCAGCCAGTAGCCGGTCGCGCCACCCGCTTGCGTCGGAATGTCGATATTGCCGACCAGACCACCCATGGCCGTGCCGAGGCGCAGCGCGGTGGTGCGATTGCGCAGCAGCTCGACGAAGGACTGCGAAAGCAGGTTGGTGGCCACCAGATAGCCGCCGGTATCGCCAGCACCCGCGCCGCCGGTGCCGGTGTTGATCGCGCGCACCAGGACGTCGGACGGGATCAGCACGCCTTTCGGGGTGCGGCCCGCGCGCTGTGCAGCCGCGTTGGCGCATTCGAATTCGAAGGCAGCGGAGCGCTGCAGGGCGGCGTCTTGCGGATTGGCCAGTGCGCGGAACAGACGCATGAACGAGTATTGGCGCACTTCCTGATCGGTCATACCGACCTGGTTGCCGCCTTCGGTCAGTGCGCGGCCGCCGCGGCTGGTGTCCATGGCCTCAAGCAGCGCAGCCCGGAACTGGTCGACCGAACGACCGTCGCGCACTGCATTCTGGGCCAGCTCGTCAGCCTCATAGCGACGGCCAAGCTCGAGAATGGTGCTCACCCGGCCGCGCTCGGCGGTCTCGCCTGCACCGCGTTCAGCGCCAGCAGGTTCGATCACGCGCACTTCACGGATGATGTTGCCGGCGTCATCGACTTCGGCCTCGACCAGCGCGCCCGCCGCATTGCGGAGAATTTTCAGCATGTCACGTTTCCCTTGGGGTTTCGGTTCGGGCGCTGCCCGCGATGTGTTGGCAGACTGGCCCGGCTGGGTGCCCTGATCCTCTGGCGGGATTTCCTGCGATCGACCGACGCCCACCGTCGGATCAGCAGGGACGCTCACCAGAGAGATTTCGTAAGGCTCCCAATCGGTGACGCGCACCAGATCGGGGGCGCCCTTGCGCTTCTCGATCTCGATCGCGTGCACCATGTAGCCGAACGAAACATGCCGACGGATGCCATCGGCCACGTCGCGCAGAATCTCATCGGCCCGCGCGCTCCTCCCGAAGCGCACCACCGCCCGGCCCCGCCGGTCGTCGCCGATTTCCACGCTTTCAACGACGCCGACCTGATCATCCCAATCGTGATTGATCAGCAGCGCCGCCCCGCCCTCGAGGCGGTCCAGCCGGATCGCGCCGGCCGAATGGTCTAGAATTTCATCGCCAAACCACCGCGACACGGCGGTTTCGCTCGAGAATGCCAGCTCGACAGTGCGGGCCTCGAGGTCGATCTCGCGCACCTCCCCGCGGTGCCAGAACTCACCGGCCTGCCTGGTGCGCGCGTTGATCTGCTCGACGGTGATCTGCCGCGTCAGGTACGCCCCGATGATCCCAAGCGCAGCTGCGCCCATAAATGCCCGTGCCATGCGGCCCCCGTGTCCAATTTGCGGGCCATGGTGCGGTCAGGTGTGGGGGCGGTCCTCTGGCGGGATTTCAGAGCGTGCAGGTATGGCAGTTAAATCGCGCTAACTGCGCCCTAAGATTGACATGATCTTCCGATATGAATTGTACGTTGCCAACTTGCACGTTTTCGCGCATGGCGCAGTAACCAACTCTTGACCGATCAGGAGGATGATACTTCCCAAATCGCCCCTATCTTCATAGAATGTTAATTGGACGCAGGAGATCGCAGATGAAAAATACGGGGAAAGAGTCTTTCCGTCGTGGTTTCGCGGCGGGATTCTCGTCACCTTACCAATTGATGTATGGTCGACGCACACGGATCTTCCACCCGCATCAGGACTTCGTAACGATGTCTTGGGAGCGGGTAGGTAACGCGGTGAGAAGTGCCATCGATACCGAAAGTGACCGCGTTGGGAAGACCGCCAAATCGTCCACACGAACCGACCGCTGAAACCAAGGAAAGCACGTCTACGTCCGTCGTAAAGATGGAAGACGCCATTGAGCGCGTGCTTGAGGGCAAAATTGCGCGGCGCGAGGTGCCAGAGCTCGCACGCCGGATCACTCAGATTGCGGTGAGCGAGCAGTTTTCTGGGCCCATGCCACACCCAAAGCACTTTCGGGAATACGATACCATACTCCCGGGATCAGCAGAGCGCATGCTCGCCATGGTCGAAAAGAACATGGACCACAACATGCAGATGGACAAAGAGGCGCTTCGAGGCGAACTGGCCGACCGCAAACTCGGCATGATAGTGGGAGCAGTGTTGTTTGGGCTACTGATCGTCGGAGCGTTTGCATCGCTGTTCGTGACCACAAATCCTGTCGTTCCAGGGCTCTTTCTTGGGGCTTCAGTTGTCGGCGGGATTGTCGCTTTCATCAAAGGTCGAAACGGCAAGTAAGTGACGCTTCATGGGCTAGGCCGCCTAAATCAAACGTTTTGACTGGTGGTGCAAACCGAACAGGCCTGAAACACTGTATGTCGATCACGGCCCGATCTGCACCGCATCCGGGACCACACCTCCAATCGTCGGATCAGCCAGATCGCGCATACCATTCGCCCCATCGAACAGCTCGGCAAAGACCGTGGCAGGATCGACCACTGTGCCGGCCTTCCACCAGTAACCCTGTGTCTCGCCTGGGATCTGGTTCACCCCGTTCTCGTCGCCCATGAAGAACAGGTTCCACATGGCGAAGTCCGGCATGGCCGAGGTCGACTGCATGACCAGAACGCCGTTGTGCCAGACCTGCGCCGTCGCCCCGCCGGACAGCCCGCCAGCCGTATCAAAGACGAAGACGAAGTTATTCGTACCGCCCGGGAAGAGCAGGTGAACATCAGGGCCGACAAAGGAGAAGGTCGCTGGCGACCAGCCCCATGAATAGCCGCTGGCGGCCACGCTGCGCCCGCTCACATCGTTGTGCCCGTTCACGAAGACTGTGCAGCCCTGCCCGGTGTAGAACATGCGCAGCGTCGGCGGCGCATCCAGCTCGCCAGCTGCAAAGCGATAGGACCAGGCGAAGGTGCCTTTGTAGAACTGTGGCGGGCTGGATGGCGTGACCTGAATCGGATCGGCTGGCGTGAACCACGCTGCAGGGCCAGCTGGTGGCGCCAATGCCCCGGCCTCGGGCCATGCGAAGCCGCCGCCTTTCAACTGCCGGACTTCACCGGTCGGAAACTTGATGCGGATGGCTGAGCGAAGATTCAGCTTCGGCATGTCACCACTCGCACTCCACGAACAGGTTCATCAGCGCGTAGCCGATCACGCTCGACGTGCCGCCGACCGAATAGAACCCGCGCAGGCCCAAGAGTGTATCGTTTGCGGGCAGGTTCGTCGTGATCGACCCGGTGACGCTGGCCCCATCCGACAACCGCTTGAAAAGGTAATCTACCTGCCCACCTCGCCCGGTCGGCGCGTAAAGCTGAAGTTCATAGGCTTCGGTCGCATCGGCGACCGCTTTAGGGAACCCCGTGTCGATCTTGGTTGCCGCGCCCGATCCGTCATTGTGCATGATCTGATAGTTCGTGTCGGCAGCATCACACCCGACGCCAATGATGTTCGTCGAAGCGGACGGATCAGCATCGGACGGCGCCGCGGTTGTAGCCACAAACCCGGTGAATCCGCGCAACGTGGCGTTCGCTGCGTTGCCCGTGGCGCGCCCGAACCGGCAGACATAATGGAACCCGCCAAACGCCGCGCCCGGTGCGCCGATGAAGAACGTCAGGATGCCTTGCCGCCATCCCGCGACCGCTGAGGTCGCCGCAGTCGTGACGAGGTAATTCAGGCGCCGCAAGGCCTGGTGAATGTTCGTCGCGGCCACAGTCGCGGCTGTAGCCGTGCCGGTCGCCGTGAAACCAGCCCCCATCGTGTTGATCGTCGTGCCGTTACCGGTCGGCTGTGCCCATGACACATGAGACCTGCCAAGCCATGCCTGCATCCGGTGCAGGATGCCCCGCGGGTCTTTCCATGACGGCATATCCCGACCGGCTTCCTTGCCACCGAAAATCACCACATCGTTTGCCGCAGGCGTCGCGGGCGCTGCGGCATCGGTCACCAGTGAGACACTGGCGAGCCCGTCACCGTCGAGGACCGCGATCTCACCAGCTGCAGGCGTGTATGCGTCGAATTCCGCCTGGTCGGTGAAGACCACGATGGTTGCCCCGCTCGCGGCGAGCGTCTGCCACGACACGTTGAAGGCCGTGCCGTTTACCTTGGCCAAGACCTGACCGGTCGTGCCACCCGAAGGCAGCAGACGCGGCATCATCTCGTTGATCTTGTTCCTGATCGCAGCCGCAACGGCCACGACACCATCAGCCAGCGGCATCAGAGAAGCCCAGCGTTGAATGTCGCCACAAAGTCGGTTTCGGTATCACCCACGCCAGCTGCCGAGGCTGCGCCGATGTTCGCACGCGCCTGCGTCTGCTGCGGCGACGTCAGGGTTTGGGCGGCATCGAAGCGGACCCGGTTCGCGAGTGCGGTGGTAACCGTGGCGCTGAACGCGGCATCATCCGCCAGCGCCTCGGCCAGCTCGTTCAGGGTGTCCAGCGCGCCCGGCGCCCCGCCGACCAGTGCCGCGATGGCTGCGGAGATCTCGCCGCTGATCTTCGACGATGACCATGTCTCGGTCGTATTGGTTGCGGTGTCGTTGATATCGACCCCACCAGAACCGCCTGCGGCGTCGGCGATGGCCTTGATCTCGTTCAGCGCCGCGACAAGGTTGGTCTTGTCGGTCGTGGTGAGCGCCGACAAGTTGGTCACGTTGCCGGAAATCAGGGTCAG